CGCCGACTCTTTGCAAAGCAGCAGCATAAGTCGGAAGGACGCATCGATAAAGGCTTTTGTCAAGGCTGAATTTATTAATTCAGACGATAAACCAGATCCCGACCCTCGTGTCATTTCTCCGAGGGATCCCAGGTACAATGTCGAGGTGGGGAAGTACTTGAGACCAGTAGAACATCGCGTGTATGGAGCTATTGCCCGTATATTTGGTGAACCTACTGTTCTCAAAGGGTATAATTCTGAGCAGACAGGCCAGGTCTTCGTAGACAAGTGGTCTCGTTATCGTAATCCTGTGGCCATTGGTTTGGATGCTAGCAGATTCGACCAACATGTAAGCGTAGAAGCTCTTAAATGGGAACATTCCGTTTATAATGGAATTTTCCATTCCAAAGAGCTCCGCAAGCTGTTGAGTTGGCAGCTGCACAACCGGGCTATTGGATACTGCCGTGATGGTAAATTGAGGTACACGACTGAGGGTTGTCGTATGAGCGGTGACATGAATACCGCCATGGGCAATTGCTTGATCATGTGTGCACTTGTTCATTGCTACCTCAAAACACGCGGCATCCGAGGCAGTCTCGCCAACAATGGTGATGATTGTACGGTGATAATTGAGAGTGCTGATCTCCAGAGGTTTCAAGAAGGCTTGACTGAGTGGTTTCTTGAGATGGGTTTCAACATGAAGGTGGAAGTTCCCGTGTATGATTTGGAGGGTATTGAGTTTTGTCAAACCCATCCAGTCTATGATGGTGAGCGCTACATCATGGTACGAAATTTCCCGAAGGCAATTGCAAAGGATTGTCTTAGTCTTAAGGAACTACAGTCTCCGAGCGTATGCAAGGCATGGATGGATGCTGTTGGTCAAGGTGGTCTTAGTCTTTGTGGCGGGATACCTGTATACCAAGAGTTTTATTCATCCTACATACGAGCGGCGGCTGGTATTGTAGTCAAGAAAACCCGTCAGTCGTCTAAACGTCGTCACCGACAACCAGACGCAGAGTTGACTGGGGGGCTAGCTTGGCTTTCGAAGGGTATGCAACGTCGTTATAGTACAGTGACCGATGAGGCCAGGTATTCTTTTTACCTTGCATTCGGAACCACGCCAGATCAACAACTGGCCCTTGAGGACTATTATCGCAATGCAACCTTCCAATATCTGGTTAGGGACTTTGGACGTCAGGTCCATTTGCCTAACTGGTTCTGAAAGCTCATTTTAGAAATTGGGTCCCAATCTTCAAACAGACCAAAACGTTTGGAGCAATCCTGTAAATATTTACGTGCTAAACAAAATGCCGAGAGACTGCACGGCTC